CGGCGGTGTCGTTCGGCGGTAAGAAGCGCACTCTAGACCAGAACGCGATCAGCCATACGTGGTATGAGCAAATCAGCCGCGAATTGCGCGAAGACACGGCGCTCGGCATCAAGTGCTACTGCAAGTTGCACCTGGGCGTTCCAATACTTCGGGCCGAAGACGAAGAGTTCCGTGAATCCTACGACGCCGTAATCAAGCCGCTTCCGTATGAAAAGAAGCTGATCGCCATGCGGCATTGGCCGGTCACGTCGTTGATGAACACCAAGCAGCTCGCGCAATACCTGGATCTGATGCAGGAAGAGTACGCCGGCAGGGTCAAGCTGGAATTTCCGGCTACCGATATTCCGGAAAGGTGGGCGGCGTAATGCCCCGCTGCCGCTTCTGCTCTGACCTCTACAAGCCAGCCAGGAAGATGCAGCCAGGCCGCGTCTGCAACAAGCAGGAGTGCCAGGCCAAGTTCGCCGAAGAGGTGATCGAAAAAGGCTATCGAAAGCGCCAAGCCGAACTGATCGCGCACATGAAGGCGGATCGGAAGACGGTCAAGCTCCGACTGGAAGAATTGAAGCCATTGAGCTACTACGCCGACCGGGCACAGCGTGCCGTCAATGCCGTCATCCGAGAGCGGGACAAGAACGAGCCGTGCATCTCCTGCGGTAGATACCACAACGGCAAATGGAACGCCGGCCACTACATCAGCCGCGGCGCCAGCCCCGCACTTCGCTATCACCCAGACAACATCCACCGCCAATGCGAGCCGTGCAACACAAGCAAGAGCGGGAATCAGATCGAGTATCGCAAGCGGCTTATACCGAAGATTGGCATCGAGCGCGTTGAATGGCTGGAAGGCCCGCACGAATTACCGCGGTGGCGCAAGGAAGACTATCTGCGCATCGAGGCAGAAGCGAAGCAGAAACTGAAGGAGATTAAGGTATGAAAAAGGAAGGTTTGGTTTCGATTTGTATTGCCGTTGCGCTAGTTTCCGCACTTATTCTGCTGTTCTATTACGCAATTAGCGAAGACATCGAATACCGAAATGAATGCGAAGCAAGGGGAGGGCAGGTTTTAGAGGCGCGTGGAATGAGGGTCTGCATTGATCCAAAGGCTTTGAAATAAAAAAGGGGAACAGGGTGCAGCCACATCACATCGTTAATGATCCTGAGTTCTGGAGCCGCATGGAGAACTGGCGTCACGTTGTCCGCAACCGTTCTGTGTGGCGAACCTGCGGAAGCATGGAGAAGCGCTATCGCTCGCCTCAGATATGGGAGCCGCAAAACGCCCGCGTTCCGGTCGATATGCACGACGCCGAGTTTATGGAAACGCTGTGGAGATCCATCGCCATGGATTGTCGGTTGCTGGTGCGCTCATGGTGGATTCACGCATCATCTCCCGAGGCAACNTGCAGGAAGCTAAAGATAAAGCCGTATAGGNTGGATATGGAACTGCGTAGGTCNGTCATGCTNATGTATGACAGAATACACAAACCGCTTGACGACATAATGTTAATAGCGTATAAGGACAGCAAATCTGAATTTACCGTCTAACGACGTGCGATGCCTCCCGATGCGGAGGCGTTGGCGCCGGTAAAGAATTCAAAGCCTCGCCTCGAAAGAGCCGGGGCTTTTTCGTTTCTCTCTCCGTTGCACCCCGCAACCCTTTGCCCGCTCCGTGCGGGCTTTCTTATTCAAGAGTGTTTCCTTCCCGTTGGTGAGTGACAGGAAGGTGTAGGCCAGCTATGTCGCCTGATGAAGCTGAATGCAGAAACCGAAAGGTCGCGACACTGCCCCGCGCTGGCTACGATGGGCAGACAGTCACCATGACACCCTGGAAAGACAGGGCTTATTAACACCGGCAGCAACCATCCGGACTGCCGGACAGGATCAACCGTCTAGGAATCCATCATGGCAGCACGCGACTGGAAGTTTTACGTTTACGAAGTTCTCGATGCAGATGGGAAAGTAATCTATGTCGGGAAAGGTAGCGGAAGGCGTATGTACGTATCAGCGCGTGAAAGAGGCGGTGCCAATTGTGTAGAAGTCGCCAGATTCAAGTCTGAAAGCGTTGCCTACGCTTATGAAGTTCAGCGCATTGCTCAATATAGTGACATTCAGAATGTTGCGAAGGGCGGAAATGGAAGCAAGGCGCAACGCGTAGTNGTTCGCAAGTCGAAAGACATCATAGAAATNGAGCGCATTGGAACCCGCAGGTTTNCNGCGCGGCTTCTGNTCGAAAAACTCAATGCGTTCAATTTNTTGAAGTCTAAAGTAGANTTCAACCAAGACATTCGCAACGCGTTTGAATCATTGAAGATTGATGCGCTGCGTGAGGTTGCTTATGGCTAAAGGCGAAAAGACCGGTGGCCGTAAGACAGGGACGCCAAACAGGCTAAGCGGAACAGCGAAAGAAAACATTGTTGCTGTGTTCACTAGGCTTGGCGGAACTGCAGCGATGGCTGAATGGGCCGAGGAGAACAAGACCGAGTTTTATAAGATGTATGCTCGGCTTGCTCCTGTTACGAACGAGCATTCCGGACCTGATGGAGAAGCGATTCCGGTGAGCATCGGCATTAAGTTCCGCTGATGGAAATCGAGGCTGAGTTTCCAGAAAAGCTGCGCTGTCTGTTTGAACCTGCCCGCTACAAAGTTCTGTATGGCGGTCGCGGTGGCGCCAAGAGCTGGGGCGTGGCTCGCGCTCTGCTGATTCAGGGGGCCAATCGCCAAGTTCGGGTTCTGTGCGCCCGCGAGTTCCAGAACTCGATTAGCGAGTCGGTGCATTCGCTCCTGAGCGATCAGATACAGGCGCTCGGGCTGGCCGGGTTCTACGAAATCCAGAACGCGTATATCCGCGGCAAGAACGGGACTGAGTTCAGCTTCGCCGGCCTTCGCCATAACGTCACCAAGATCAAATCCTACGAGGGCGTGGACATTGTCTGGATCGAGGAAGCGCAGACGGTATCGAAATCGTCTTGGGAAACGTTGATCCCGACCATTCGAAAGCCTGGTTCCGAAATCTGGCTCACGTTCAACCCGGCGTTAGAGACGGATGAAACCTATCAGCGCTTCGTGGTGAATCCGCCAGTCGGCGCCCTGGTCCGCAAAATCAACTGGCAAGACAATCCGTGGTTTCCGGATGTGCTGCGACAGGAAATGGAGCAACTGAAGCTGCGCGATCCTGACGCCTGGNTGCATGTGTGGGAAGGCAATTGCCGCCAGATGNTNGATGGNGCNATTTACGCCAAGGAACTNCGGGCGGCGCAGGAAGAAGGGCGAATCTGCCGCACGCCNTANGACCANGCCAAGCCGGTNAATGCGTTCTTCGACCTCGGNCGAGCCGACAACACCTCGATATGGTTCGTGCAGCAGGTNGGNTTTGAATACCGCGTCCTGGACTTCTACGAGGCGCAAGGTTACGCGCTGGCGCATTACGTCAAGGTGCTGCGCGAGAAGCCCTATATCTACGAAACGATTTATCTGCCGCACGACGCAGAGCAGGAATTGCTCGCTGCTGACAGAACGATCGCGCAGCAGATGCGCGAAGCGAATTTCACCGTAACGGTGATCCCCCGAGCCGATGTGGCGACCGGGATCAACGCGGCACGGACTATTTTCAATCGCTGCTGGTTCGATGAACAGCGGTGCGCTGACGGGTTGATGGCGCTACGGCATTACCGCTACGACGTTGATCCGGACACGGGTCAGTTCAGCGCCAAGCCATTGCACGACATTTACTCGCACGCGGCCGATGCGTTTCGGTATTTCGCGGTTGCCATGACNGAAGCCACNNCNAAGCAGCGCGGCGGCGGNGATGTTTCTATTTCCTGGATGGGCTAATGACCAAAGACGAAAAGCTGATCGAGAGCGCGAAAGAGGCGTTCAAGCAGGCGCANGATGCGGAGAACGACAACCGCNNNGCGTTTGCTGACGACTTGCGCTTNGCTCGTCTTGGAGAGCAATGGCCCGCCAATGTGAAGCGGCAGCGCGAGTTGGAAGGACGTCCGTGCCTGACGGTCAATCGCATGCCGTCCTTCATCCGCCAGGTGGTCAATGATTCACGAATGAACAAGCCGTCCATCAAGGTGCATCCGGTGGATAGCGG